TTTAACCTATTTTTGAAAAGACAAATAACATGGATATAATTTACTTCATTCTACTTACACCCGTTGCGGTGGTTGTTTCCTTCCTTGGATGGAAGTTGAGACAGTACAAAAATGACATTAACAAATTGCCAGAGGCAACCCCGTATCAGTACGAACGCGATGAGTACATTCCGCATTTTGATGAGTACACCCAAACATTGTATCAGTTTAAGACGGGCAAGAAATGAACAACCAATTATTAATTTGGACACCAGAACTTAACAAGTTGCGGGAGGTATTAGAAACCAACAAGAATTTCAAACACATCAAGATTATTGAGATGCACTATGAATCGGAGTTAATGGATTTGTGGCGTATCACATTTAAGGATGATTTGACATTGTGGGAGGCCTTTGAATTAGGAAAAGAAAGTAAACAAATATGACAACACACGAAGCGTTAACACAAGTATTCAGCAAATCAAACAAAGAATTATCAGAGGTATTGCAAACCAATTACAACACCGTTACCACATGGAAATTTCAATTCAAACGGAACGGGTTATCAATGGAAAAACAATTTGAGATTTTAGAGCAACTTAATTACACATTAAAAAACAAAATAATATGGAACAAACAAAAAGAAGTGCGGTAACCAATGTAACCGCCAACGGATCATTCGATGGCCAGTATGGCACATTGTACAAATTTGAAATCACCTTTGCCAATGGCGATTCGGGTGAGTATGCGAGTAAGTCCAAAGACCAAACCAAATTTAGTGTTGGGGTTGAAACGGATTACACCATCACGGACAGAACATTTAAGGACCGCATTTATTACAAGATTGCACCCGTAATGGCACAACCAGGGGCAACACAAGGATTCACACCAAAGGCCAAAGACCCCGAAACGGGCAAACACATCATGCGTATGAGCGTGTTAAAGGTTGCGGGTGACCTTGTTATCAACGGGGACATTAAACTGCATGAGATACTATCTTATGCCCAAATTTTTGAGAATTTCGTAAACAATGGTGTTGACACTTTGCAGAACGCGAAGCCAACTAATTACGATTCAAACGATTTACCTTTCTAAGATATGACAAACGATATTAGCAAATTGGCAAACATGATGATTGAAGTGGAGGGGGGCGAACGATGCCCCCTTGCATTCCACATCCACTTAAAAGAAATGGCGGAGGCCATCAAGGAACTACAAGACCAGGTGAAACCATTGGCATTAACCGAGGCGGTAAAATGGCATGGTCAAGTTTACTTAGGTTATGAGATAACAAAGAAAGCGGGTGGGGGTCGTTACAATTATGACCATATACCCGAGATAATTGAATTAAAGAACCAGGTTAAGGAGTTGGAGAAACAAGCCCAATATGCGTATAAAACAACCAACCAAGGTTTGTTAATTAGTGCGGATGGGGAATTAATAACACCCGCCCAGTACATTCAGAACGAGGACACGATCCAAATAAAACTAAGCAAATGAAATTCATCAAAGTAAACCCCGTTTTAGGTACTGAGGAAATAGATTCAAGGACATATGAAGGTTTTTGTAGAGATAGAGATTTTGAATTTGACGAAATGTTATATTGGCCTATTTATATTAATGTTTCAAGGATAAAATACTTTGAATTGGAACACTATGTAACGGAACCAAATACTTTAATTTATGTGGATTATCAAAACGAATATATCGAAGTTCACGAAACACCAGAGGAAATAATTGAATTAATTGAACAAGCAAAATGAGAGCATCACAACACACAACACGGTTGCGTTATCAAGCATTATTAACCACCGTTTACAAAGGTTCGCAAATGACGAACGAATTGATCCGCAAACACGGGGGGCAAAGTTGCACCCGTTTGGTATCGCAGGAATTGGGGTATTTGAATAAATATGGGTATTGGTTAAAGGATGCCCCGTTCAACGATTTATTGGTTGACGATTTATTGGAATCAATCAAGAATCGCAGACGAAGAACCAGGGAAGAAAAACCAACGGAAACCAACCCCGTTGACCTATTCACTAAGGTTGAAAATAACGAACTACGCGATTTTATTGACAAGTTAAAAGGCCAATACGAATTCAGCACGGAAACGATATTGGCATTGGACATAATTAAAAACCACTTCCGCAAATGAGAATGTTTATTTTATCCCTTGTCTGTATTGTATTGAGTGGGTTGGGTTACGGGTGGTTAATTGTGCATCACCCGTATGTGGCCCAGTGCATCGGCATGTCGATGGTGGGGTTGGGTGGTATCATTTGGATTGTTGTAATGGTTAACGCAATAAAAAGGGGGCAATGAAGCCCCCCATCCTATGATATGACAAATAACAAACGGATTGTGCAAATATAGGTTTTTTGATTTATATTTGTAGGGTATTACAGTTATGTCGCAGATAACTTGGAAAAATCTTTACAACCTCATTCTTTGTTTGGCACTGCGACCGCCATTCGAAGTCTGAGGTTTTATTTTTTTATGAAATACACAACCCAAACCAGAGTAGAAAAGAATTATTGCATTATTGAAGTTTACAGAGACCACGAATGGTGGCTTACCTACGATTTTCATTTAGACAAATTGTATTACGACAACCAAGGTAGAAACATTTATTCAGACCTTGAATGCAAACATTGGGGAACGCCCGAAAACATCCAAGAAATTGACAATTCAATTTTGAAAAACTTATTATCGAGGAACCATGTCTAAAGATCCCGCATTCCTTTTTTATTCAAGTGACTTTTTAACGGGTACGATGTTTATGGACAACGACCAGGTAGGAAAGTTTATTCGATTGATGTGCGCCCAACATCAAAAAGGCAGGTTAACCGAAAAAGATATGTTAAAGATATGTGTCACACATGACGAAGATATATTTTCAAAGTTCGCCGTGGACGAGGCGGGTTTGTATTATAACGAAAGGTTGGAAGAAGAAGTAACCAAGCGAAAGGCGTATTCTGAATCAAGGCGTAATAACCGTAAAAAGAAAGAAGATATGAGTGACACATCTTTATCATATGTTCCACATATGGAAAATGAAAATGAAAATGAAGTTAAAGATGAAGTAAATAATAAACTTATAGTAAAAAATGAGTTTGAACAACTATGGGGTAATTACAAAAAAGGGGCAAGGAAGGTGGCGTGGGAAAGGTATGAAAAATTATCACAATCAGTTCGTTCCCAAATTGTAATTCATGCACCCCAGTTTGTGCAAAATCACATTGAAGCGGACAAGGAAGATTATTTGCCACATTTTTCAAGTTACATTTCAAAGGAAAGGTGGAACGATGAATTGCCGTATAAACCAAAATTGATTGAGCAACCAACACAACCAACACAAAAAAGATTTAACATTGCGGACTATGAATGACAATATCGAGGATTACATCTTGGGGCAATTATTGTATTACCCACAAGCCCAGGCACTTTTGCCACGCATCAAGCCCAATTGGTTTGATGGAATTTTACACAAACACATCGTGGAACAAATGATTGAAAAGTATTTTAACAACGATCCAATCGATTACATGAGTTTGTCCAAAGGGTTAACACGGGAACAAATAGCGTGGATGGTTCGCATTGGAAACGATGTTTATCACGCATTCAATGTGCCATCGTACTTACCCAAGTTGGAACAAAAGTTTTTGAAAAAACAATTCATCGAGGAAATTGAAAAGTTAGATTTTGCAACCGATTTGCCAAACTTGATTATTCAAGCCCAAAATGTAATTGACAACACACAGTTCACTACCATACACGACCCCGTATCAATCCACAAGGTGAGTGCTAAGGCATTGGACAACATAACCGAAGCCATTGCCCGTGGCGTGAGCATAACGGGTAAACCAACGGGGTGGAAATCATTGGATCGGATATTGGGTGGATGGAACGCGGGTGATTTAATCGTAATGGCTGCAAGACCAGGAATGGGAAAGACGGCATTGGCATTATCGCTTATTTATGAATTTGGCAAATTGGGTGGCAAAGGTTTGATTATCAGTTTGGAAATGAGTTCCGAGCAATTGGCAAAAAGATACTTTTCATTATTGACCGATATTGTGAATTGGAAGATAAGGAACGCCACATTGCGGGAACATGAAATAACCCAATTGTGTGAATCTGTCAACAAAAGCGATGTGGAGTTTTTTGTGGATGAGGAACCAAACGCATCAATCCAACAAATCAAATCAAAGGCAAAAATCCACAAAGCAAAACACGGGTTGGATTTATTGGTTATTGATTACATTCAGTTGATGAAGGGATCAAAGCAAAACCGCGAACAAGAAATTGCCGAGATATCACGGGGGTTGAAATTGTTGGCAAAGGAATTACAAATCACGGTTATCGTATTGGCCCAGTTATCACGGAAGCCAGAAGATAGGGCAGACAAACGCCCCATGTTAAGTGACATTCGGGAATCGGGTGCCATTGAACAAGATGCGGATGTGGTTATGTTTCCCTTCCGACCCGCTAAATATGAAGCAATGCAACCCGAAATCGAGGATGCGGAATTGATTATTGCCAAGAACCGACACGGGGAATGCAGTATCATCCCAACCACATACATCGGTAACCGCACTTTGTACAAAGAAAATATCGAACCAAAAATTTCATCACCTTTTGAATTTTGAAATTAAAATAGTATAATTGTATCGGCAAATATGAAAATGGATATCAAACAAACGGTGATTGACTTGCTAACGCAGTACACCGACTTCAAAGACAACGACCAACAATTGGTGGCGTGGTTCTGGAAACTTGAAATGGAAGCCCACGGCTATCCCGCATCAAACACCCCAACACAAACATTCTTCAAACTGATGGCATTTGGGAAACTAACATCCTCGGACACCATTACACGGGTTCGCCGATTGGTTCAAGAAGAAACACCCGAATTGCGTGGGAAGAAGTACAACGAACGCCAGGCGAAACAAGAACAAGTTAAAAAGGATTTAGGATATTGAAATGACAAACAATAAACAACAAACAGCAGTTGAGTGGTATATCAGCAAAATCAAGGAGGCAAGGAACTTTTGTGATGACCCAACTATGGAAATGGATATTTGACACACATTAGAAGTGTTAATTAAAAAAGGAGAACAAGTCAAATCATTGGAGAAGGAGAGAATGAAAGAAGCAATGCATATGCAAGTTAAAAAATATACAACTACATACTTGGATGAGGATGGTAACCCACAATTATCTTACGATATTCAAGATTCATTTAAAGATTATTGGAACGAAACATACGGAGGAGTTAAAGAATGAAAATCACAGTAAAGCACAAACAAACATACATAGAGGTTGATGATGTAATGGTAGGTAAAGACTGCGGTTTAATTTACTATAATAAAGAATACATAATTAAACTTTTGAAAGAAATAACTGATAATATCATTAAATTACAAGGAGATGAAGAATGACAAACAATAAACAAATAGATTTTGATTTTCAAAGTTTTTCCCTTGGTATTTATACGGGGATGGTTATTTCAGTAATAATTTTAATGATTTCACTATGAGCAACAATAAACAACAAACGGCAGTGAAACTATACACAGAAGAACAATTAACAAGATACCTTTTAGATGAAGGTATTATGGAACTATCCGACCTTGCAAATAATTTAGTGCCATGCATCGAACTACCAAGTGATGAGGAGATAGAAGAAAAATTAAATGTTGCATATGGTAACGGATATGAGCAAGGTGAAATGGATTTCTATAAAAAAATGCAGGTGGAAGGTAATC